TACCCGAGGCGCTGGGGGTCAGGCGCGGGGCCCTCCAGGATTTTGGACAGGGCCCCTTAGGGTTGCCTTACATTTCGGGCCAGTGGAATACCCGGGCGGCGGGGAGTCGGCGCAGCGCCGGCCGCTGGTCGTCGCGCTCCCCCTTCTGCCTCGACCGGTTGCACGACGCGTGCAGCAGCCGGTCGGCTTTCCTGCCGCCGTTGCCTCGGGCTTGGATGTGGTCGGCGTCGAGGGCCTGGGATCGGTACATCGGCTCGCCGCACCACCAGCACGGCGTGCCATCGACGTGGAGCTTGAGCAGGCGTGCGCGCTGCTGCTGGTGCTCCCACCCGAGCCCACGCTCGGTGGTCGTCTTCCCGGACTTGGCCATGTAGACCTCCTCGAGACATGAGTGCCGCACCTCGACGTCGTGCCCTTGTGCCGTGAGTTCGTGCGCGAGCGCTTCGGCGATGACGACGCTTCGGTGTCGGCCTGCACTGCACATGGTGCCGATGGTCAGCTGCCCTGCCGTGATCGTCGGGATGCGGCTGGCTTCGGTGGCGATGAGCGCGCGGGTTTCGTCGTGGCTGGTGAGCCAGTCGGTGACCATGGGGTCGCGGCCGTCGCGTGGCCGGAGCACTTCGACGTCGTGCGGGTTGGGTAGGTGCCGGCAGTCGATGGTGCGGTTGGTGCGTGGTGCGCGTTTGGTGCCGTGGCTGATGATGGTGATGTGCATTGGTTTTGGGGCGCGAGCGTTGGTCGACACGCTGGTTGGTGTCTTGTTGTTGTGGCGTGTGCCGCACGCTCGCGCCTGGTGTCCTCGGCAGGGTTCGAACCTGCACTGTGCGGGGTTTGAGGCCGCTGCCTCTGCCGGTTGGGCTACGAGGACGCACCCCGGGGGTGGGGGTGTTGGTGGGGGCGGGGTCGACCCCCGGGGTGGATGGGGCCCCGGGGGTCTTGACCTTCACCCGACCTCCCCTGCCGCAGCGTCGTGCCGCTGGTGGTCGACGGGGAGGGACCATGACGGACGCATGAGAAAACCCCCGCATGACCATGGGTCCTCGGGGGTTCACTACTGCGCTGCGTACAGCATACACCATGGGTGGATAGGTGCAGGTCATTCCTTTTGGGCGTGGTTGAGGACGTCGTCGAGGAGGTACACCGTCTCTCCTGCTGCGCCTTGGCGGCGCGGGATGTAGCCGGCGTTGCCCCAGTAGGTGATGGCTTTGCGAGTGATGGTGCGGCCGGTGATGTGGGTGGCGACCTTGGCGAGGTCGGCGGCGGTGGCGTGGACTTCCTTCCGGATGCTGGGCGATGGCTGGGGTGCTGGTGGTTCGGCCCGCGCAGCCAGGGTCCGGGCTTGTTGTGCGATCTCCTCTGCCGCGTCGGCGGCATACTCCGTCGACGCGAGGAGGTGTCGCTGCTCGTACAGGCGGTTGGCTTTGGCGTGGGTGGTGCGGTCACGCCGTGCGGCCCATGCCCGTGGTGGTTGGCCTGCGCCGGGGACTTCCTCGCCGAGGTAGTCGTGGGCGAGGTTGCCGAGCCACCCGGACAACACCTGATCTGTTTCGTGCAGCAGGTCGAGGACGGTGATGGAGCAGGGTGGGCGGGGGCCGTAGGCGGGCCGGTGCCACACCCCATCGCCGGCGTTGGATCCGGGTTGGAGTTGGGCGTGGAGGGCGCGGGCACACCTCGCGATGGCCAGGAGGTTACGGCCGAGGGTTTCGACCTGGTGGTCAGTCAACGGCATCGGCGGCCTCCAGTGTTTGTCGTGCGGCGCGGACCTGGTCCCCGGTAGCGACCACCACGGCGGGGAATACCGGGCTAGATTCGCCCAGCGGGTAGAACGTACGCACCCAGCCAGCAAGTCGCGGCCTGTCGCAGTCGCCGTAGTCCCTGGGTATGGCTACCAGTGTGTCCGGGTCGAGGGCTTCGAGTTCGTCGCGGGTGCGGATGATCTGCGGGGTCATGCTTCCTCCTTGTGGGTGGCGCGTAGCCACCGGATCGCTTCCATCGGTACGTGCGGGTAGCACTCGTGAATCCACTCGTCCGACTCGGGAAAAAGGGCGGTGATGCATTCGACGGGGACGCGGGTGCCCCGGATGCACGGTTCCCCGCCCATCACCTCGTGGTCGATGGTGATGTGCCATCCCTTGTGGGCGATGCGCATTCGGGAGACGCACCCGGCGAGGATCAAGCCGTGGATGGTGTGGTGCGCGTCATCCCGGGTGTGCCACATGATCCCGTCGTCATCGTCGATGCGTTCCCATTCGCCGCCTAGGCGCATTTCCACGCACCACACGCGGGTGCTCATGCTTCCTCCCAGGGTCCGACCGTGCGGCGCATGATTCGGGTGTACGGGCGGACCTTCGCCAAGAGGCGAGCTCTCCGACGCTGCGCGGCGGCTAGCGTCTCGTAGCCGTCGTCCATCAGGTCGATGTTGCCGTCCCGGTCGAGGTATGCAATGGCGTACTCGGTGGTCATGTTTCCTCCGGTTCGTTAGCGGCGGCGACGAGATCGTAGACGAGTTCGTCGAGGCAGGTGCAGTGCCCGTACCGGTCGGGGTGCTCGCACCTCCACGAGTGGATGTTGCTGTCGTAGAGGTCGGGGCGGTCGGAGAGTCCGGCCGCGATGAGTGACTGGCGCATGCGGTCGCGGACGCTCATGCTTCCTCCGGTTCGGTGACGTAGCGTCGGGCAAGGCGGTATTCGACCATCGCGCCGCGCGGGAGGCTCCGCGTCCAGTCGGTCAGTTCGGCTTCTGCCCGCGAGCGACACCAGCCCAGGTTGAACCATCCACTGCTGCCCGCGATCCGCGCTTCTCGTGCCCATTCCTCGCGCATTCCGGCGATCATGGCGGCCAGGGTGGGGGCGGCGAGAATCAGGGACTGGTCCCCGGCACCCATCCATAAGCCGGGGTTGTCACAGCCGAGAACCTCCGGGCCAATGATCGTGTCGTCAGAGCACGAGTGACAGTCCCGTGGGTTAGTGTCGGGGCTGTCGCACTCGTGCCACGGGCCGGGTGTGGTGCCGTCGAGCAGGTCGCGGGCTTCGTCGGGGGTCACAGGTCGGCCTCCTGGTCGAGGTACGTCAGCCGGTTGGTGGGGCAAAACATCCAGTCATACCCCCTGGAGTCGGCGGTGGGAAACAGGATGTAGACGTATCCGTCGCCGTCCGAGGGGGTGCTGGCGCTGGTTACGACGACACGCCCGTGGTCCTTGTGGTCTGCGGGCCGCCACCCTTCCGGCAGTGCGGTAGCGGCGACGGGCTTCTTGTCGGCGGGCCATTCCATGCGGTGGAGGTCAGGGCGCGGGGTGACCAGGTCGTCGGAACACGAGCGCCATTCCCAGGTGTCCCGTTCGATCACGCGGCACCCGCCAGGGTAAACGTCCGCGATGAATCCCCGGACGGATCGGTTTGGGGCAGTGTCACACTGCATTCGGAGACACGCGGCCCGTTCTTCGTCGGTCATGTCCGCGAGCGTCGGGCGCGGCGGGGCGGGAAGCAGGGCTTCGAGGTCCTTCACGACGTGCCCGTAGTACGCCTGGGTTTCCTTCGTCCCGGCGTCCTCGATGAGGCGCGCGTACTGGTCTCGCAAGTCCCGCACCTTGTCGGCGGGAATGTGGTCAGTCATTGGGGGTCTCCTCAGGGTCGTGGCAGAGGGGTGTGCCGGTGCAGCAGCCGGGTTGGCAGCGGGTGAAGCGCGGGTAGGTGCGGGTGGGTCCGGGCTGGTAGTTGCCCTGGTCGTCGTAGTCGTCGGCGGGGGACCAACTCATTCGGTGGCTCCCTTTTCGATGATCTCGGAAATCGCGTTGAGCTGCCCGGTCGTGAGGAAGAGCCGTGATCGGTCGTGGGACATGCCCTTGATCCGGTAGCCGGTGGCCTGCAACCGCTCCACAGCCGCCGTGTGCGCCTGGGTCTCGGCGTACTCCTCGGCGGTGCGGGCGACGGGGCCTCGCCCCATGTAGGTGTTCTCGGCCCAGGTGTCGAGGGAAAACTGCCGCTCCCTGGACGAACCGTCAGGGGCGGCGTAGAACCACTTGCGGCCGACGCGGGTGACTACCAGGGGTTTCGTCTCGCGGCTGCGGCCGACGAGGGTGTCGACGTAGATCGTTTGCCCGACTTCGGGGCGGGTGGTTTCGTTGGTCATTCGGTTTCTCCTTCGTGGATGGCGTCGAGAAGCGCTTCGACGCGGAGGGTTTTGCGGCCCGACCGCCGGGCATCAGCGATGAGGCCATGTAGGCGTGCGTAGGCTGCGAGGTTGCTGCGCACCGGCTCCGGGGCGAGCATTCCGGCGTCCGCGAGAGCCTGGGCGACAATCTCGGGTGTTTCCGGGTGGTCAACGAGACCCTGGATCACGTGCGAGGCGAGGATCTGCAGGGTGTCGGCGATGACGCACAGCGCCATCGTCTGGTACGCGTCTTCCCTCGATGAGCGATCACCAGGCAATCGCCCTTCGATGTACGCCTCGGACAGGTAGTTCTTGATGGTCATGCTTCGTCTCCTTCGTGGTCGAAGTGGTTTTCCCAGGGGTCGCAGCACCAGTGGTCGCGGATGCGACACGTGGCGCAGGGGTCGGGACGGGTGGTCATGCGGGTACCTCTTCTCGGATGTTCGCGGATACCGCATCGACCAGAGCCGACTGCGTGACGTCCTTCTCCCCCAGCGCACGCACGACCTGCTCGTCGATCGTCGACGCGCACACCAGGTGGATCACGCTCACCGGCTCGGCCTGCCCCTGCCGGAACAGGCGGGCGTTGGTCTGCTCGTACAGCTCCAGCGACCACGGCAGCGTCGTCCACACGAGGATGTGGCCGCCGGACTGGAGGTTCAGGCCGTGTCCGGCCGACGCCGGGTGGATGAACCCGACCGGGATCCGGCCGGCGCACCAGTCGGCCATGTCCTCGGCGGTCGACAGCTCCCGACCGTCGGGGAATCGGGCACGCAGCCGGTCGAGCTCGTGCTTGAACCAGTAGGCCACCAGTACGGTCTGGCCGGCGGCGGCTTCGACGATGTCGACCAGGGCGTCGATCTTCCGGTCGTGGACGCCCAGCACCTGTCCGCCGTCGGCGTAGATCGCCCCCGACGCCAGCTGCTGCAGCTTGCCGGACAGCACCGCGGCACTGCCCGCGTCGACGGTCTCGCCTGCGATGGTGGCGACGAGGTCGTCACGCAACCGTCGGTAGCAGGCCCGCTCCTTCTCGCCCAGGTGCACGGTCTGGGTGGTCACCGTCATCGGGGGCAGGTCGAGGTAGTCGGTCGTGCGCATCGACAGGGTGACGTCGCGGATGGCGGAGTAGATCTCCACCTCCGCGCCGGGCCGCAGCCGCCAGGTGTAGACCTGCGGGCCGTTGCGCTTGTCGGGCAGGAAGTAGTGGTTCCGGTAGTGGGAGATGTACTTGCCCAGGCGGTGGCCGCCGTCGAGGATCCGGAACGGGGCCCACAAGTCCAGCAGGCTGTTCGGCGCCGGGGTGCCGGTCAGCCCGACGATGCGGGCGATCTGCGGGCGGACCTTCTTCAGCGCCCGGAATCGTTTCGACTGGTGCGACTTGAACGACGACAACTCGTCGATGACGACCATGTCGAAGGGCCAGTCGCGGCCGACTTGTTCGACGAGCCAGGGCAGGTTTTCGCGGTTGATGACGTAGACGTCGGCGTCGGCGCGCAGGGCCTCGAGGCGGGTGGCGGCGGGACCGACCATCACCGACATGCGCAAGCCGTTCAGGTGGTCCCATTTGGTCAGTTCTGCCGGCCAGGTGTCGCGGGCCACGCGCAGCGGGGCGATGATCAGCGCGCGGCGGGCGGTGAAGCGGTCGCGGATGAGGTTGTCGATGGCGGTGAGCGTGATGATTGTCTTGCCCATGCCGAGACCGAGAAACACCGCCGCGACGGGGTGGGACTCGATGTAGTCGATGGTGTGGGCCTGGTAATCGTGCGGGGAGAACTTCACGCGGGACTCCGTTTCAGGTCGCCTTGGCGCTGGTGGATCGCGATGTGCTCGGCCTGCGTCATCACCTGGAGGTTGTCCGGGTGGTTGTTTCGCTTGTCACCGTCGACGTGGTGCACGATCTCGCCCGGCCGCAGCGGCCTGCCGATCTTCCCCTCCGCGACGACGCGGTGCTCGTGGCGCCCGTGGAGCTTCGCGTAGGTCTTCCCCTCGCCGGTGCCGAGGCGCGCGGCGCGGATTTTGGCGCGCACCTCCGGGGTCATTCGGGTCGGGTTGAGCTCCTGGTTGATGCGCCGCATGTTCTCCGACTGTCGCGTGTAGTCGGTCAGGTCGCGGTAGCCGTCGGGGTTCTTCGCCTTCGAAGTTGCTGCAGCGAGGCAGTCGCGCGAGCAGTAGTTGCGGCGCTTGATCGTCGACGGCCAGCGCTTGAACTCGGCGCCGCACCAGTCACAGTGAATCAGTCGGGCGGGTTCGCGGGGTTTACGTGTTGCGGATTGCATGGATCACCTCGTGGATTTGGGTGGGGTGGTCGATGACGTGGACGTGGCAGCCCAGTGCGCGGAGTTGGTGGTGGCGCCGGAGTTGGATGGGGCGGGGTTTTTCGCCGGGGGCTTTGAGTTCGACGTAAGCGGTGGGCCGCCCGGGGAGGATGACGAGTCGGTCGGGCATTCCGGCCATGCCGGGTGAGGTGAATTTCGGGGCGATGCCGCCCGCCTGTTTCACCGCTTTTACGAACAGTTTTTCGATGTGGGATTCACGCATAGATGGGCCTTCCCGACCGCCCTCGGTGGAACAAACAACGCGCTCGCCTACATAGGCCGGCCGGTTTAAGGCCCACCTGGGGAAACGCGTTCGGTGGTGCCCTTAAAGCGGCCTTTTAAGTGTTTCGGTCTTTAGGTTGTTCCAGTTGTTCCAAAGGGGGTAGAAACTGCCGACTAGCTGCGCCGACCGTCCGGAACAACCCCCGGAACGAGCTGAGGAACAACGTAGGTTGTTCCAGAAACGGCGCGGGGCTGGAACAACTTGTTCACGGGGGATGTTCCACCCGCCGCGGCCGGGCCGCGACCACTAGAACGGGGTATCGAAGATCTGCCGTTCGTAGAGCCGCTGCCGGCCATAGATCGGGATGCGCGCGCCCTGCCCAGCCATCCGCTCCCAGCCGGGCAGCTTCTGCATGATCGCGGCGATGGCATAGGCGTCGCGCTGCTGCATCGCCGCGGGTTCCATGCCGAAACACTCGGCCCAGATTTCCGCGTTGCAGACGGTCCGTCGCAGCCCGCCGTCGGTGGGTGCCGGTGCTCCGAATTCGCCGATGTCGCCTCCGCCGAGGAACGTCCGCCGCTGGTGCAACGTCAGCGCGTCCCAGTTCTCCGGCAGCGGGGTGTCGAGGTACGCCTCGACCAGGCCGACGCGCTCATCGGTCTCGATAGCCTTGTCCTGTTCGGCCCTCGCCTGCTCGGCCAGATCACCGGTGAGGTGCAGTGGTTCGCCGGTGTCGTGGTGGTGGAGTGCTTCGGCCCATACCTGGGCGACGTCGGCGGTGCTGATGTTCCAGCTTCGCTTGTCGGTGTCGCCTGTGATGGGGACGGGCCAGAAGCGGCGGTTTCCGGTGACGTCGCGCAAGAATCCGTTTTCGGCGTTGGTGGAGCCGACGATGATGCACTGCCGCGGGTGCGACTCGACTGTCCGCGCGTAGGCGGCGCGGTACTTGTCGTCGGTGCGGGACAGGAAGCCCTTGACGGTTTCGACTTCCATCTTGCGCATGCCTGCGAGTTCGCCGAGCTCGAGGATCCAGTAGCCCTGGAGTTTTTCGGCGCCGGTCTTGTCGCGCATGTCGGTCAGGGTCAGGGCATCGGAGAACCACGCCCCGGCCAGGCGGGCGAACAACGTACTCTTGCCGGTGCCCTGGGGGCCGTTGAGGATGAGCACGGTGTCGAATTTGCAGCCGGGTTGCTTGACCCTTCGGATGGCGGCGACGAGGGTTTTGCGGGTCACCGCCCTCACGTACTCGGTGTCGGGGGCCCCGAGGTAGTCGACGAACAACGTGTCGACCCGCGGCGTCCCGTCCCATTCGGGCAGTCCGGCGAGGTATTCGAGCACGGGGTGGTAGGCCCGCTCCCCTGCTGCAATCGCGAGGGCCTCGGCGGTCTTGGTTGACGAGTAGAGGTTGTATCGCTGCTCGATGTACAGCTTGAGCTGTGCGATGTCGGTGTCGGCCCACCCGTCCTTGATCTGCCGCCAGGGCAGTTGGTCGGGGTCGCGGACGTCGATGGATTCGGCGAGCCGGTTGTACCGGATCTCCGCCAGCTTGGGGTCGTTGCGCAGGATCGCGACGAGGTTGTCGAGGCTGTCGACGTACGCCCCCGACCTGTTGGTCTCGAGGTCTTCCATCCAGTCGACGGCTTTGGCGACGTCGTCGGGTGCGGGGGCGTCGCCGAACTCTTCCGCGGCGGCGGTGACCCGCTCGGCGGCCAGCAGTCGGGCGACCTGCTTGTCGGCCTGCGCGAGGTCGGTCATCGCCCGGTACGACGGCAGCTTGTGGGTCGGTGTGCCGGCCTTGGCGTCTTCGTCCCAGGTGCCGTAGCGGTGGATGCGGACGAGGTCGAAGGCGTTGAGGAGTTGTCCGCCGGCGGGGTCGGTGCCGTGGTGGGAGTAGGCGAAGCGGTCGTCGTAGGTCTGGACGCCGGCGGTGGATTCGCCGGCGATGAAGGTGAAGCGGCCGCCGGTGGTGGGTTCGTAGACTTCGGGGAGGAAGGTGGTGATGGCGGTGGCGATGGGGTAGGTGCGGCAGAATGCGCCGACGAGGCCGGGCTTGTCGAGGGGGTCGGCTTGTTTGTCGGCCCGGGATCGCAGCGCCTCGGTCTGGCGGGAGCTGGTGGGCCAGGTGCTGATGTCGCGCCAGTCGTCGTAGCGGGCGAGCTGGGCGTCGGGGTCGAGCCAGGGGCCCGCGTTTTCGCGGTAGAGGTATTCGCCGTCGATGGGCCGGGAGGGCCAGTACATCAGGCGGTGGGCTTCATGAGTGGTGTCGTCGGCGGCGTCGATGCCGATGTCGGCGGCGACGCGGCGAGAGATCGCCGAGTATTCGTCAGCGTCGACGTCGCGCGCGAGCGGGATGATGACGCGCACCCGCGGCGCCTCCGGCGTGTGCGAGTGCGTGGAGTACATCACCCACGCGCAGGGCAGGAGCTCCGGCAGCTTGGCGAGGGTCTCCGGTGTCGGCGTGTCGAGGTCCATGGACAGTAGCGACCGCGCGAGGACGTTGCCCTTGCGCCGTAGCCCCATTGCCAGGTGGCCGCCGACGAAGCCGCCGACGTCCTTGATGTCGCCCTGTCGTGCTTTGGGCATGTTGTGGTACTGGGCGACGGTGGCGTGGCTGATGTTCGGGTCGGCGAGCCTTTCGACCAGGGTGTCCCAGTCGATGATGGAGTTTTCCCACAGCCGGGACATGCGGCTGTCGGCGGTGGCGAGTTTGAGTTCGCGGGTCATGCCGCGTCGACCTCCTTTCTGGGGCTTCGCTTAGTCGGGCGCACCGGGGGTTCGGTGACGCGGTTCCACATGCCGCGGTCGCCGCGGATCGCGGTGACGGCGGTGCGGTAGTTGACGCTGTAGACGGCGGCGATGCGGATGATGGGCTCTCCGACGCGCGCTCGGCGGCGCATTCCGATGACCGTGGCGTCGTTAAGGACGGCGCCGCCGTGTTGTTCGCCTCGGAGCTGTCGGTTCCGGGCGACCTTGTCGCGGACGTTGTCGGCGTGGGTGCCGAGGAGAAGGTGCGTGGGATTGACGCACGCTCGGTTGTCGCAGGTGTGGCGGACGACGAGGCCCGCGGGCGACTGCCCGGTGCTGATTTCGAATGCGACGCGGTGGGCGTAGCGGATGCGTCCGCCGGTGCCGAACTGCCCGTAGCCGGTGGAGGCGAGGTATGCCTGCCAGTTCCAGCATTCGTCGGGCTGTCGGATGTCGACCTTCGCCCAGAACCGTTGGACGACAGCGCTCGGAAAGTTCATTAGTCGTCCTTTCGGTAATACGCGCATTCGAAACCGTCGGCGGTAATGGGAAGCCCTTCGGCCCAGTCGGGGGTCTCCGCCATGAGCTGGCAGATTTCCTCGACAGTGGTTTCGGGTGGGGCTTCGACGATGATCTCGTCGTGCACGTGACTCGTGATTGTGTGGCCGGCGTCGGCGACCACGCCGAGGGCGTGGGCCAGGAGGTCGCGGGCGACGGCCTGGGTGATGTTCTCGGTGAGCTTCCCGCCGTAGGTCTCTTCGGTCTGGAATTTCCGGTTCATGCCGATGCCCTTGAACTGCACCGAGGGCTTGCCGAATCGGTTGGTGCCCAGCCGGGCGCCGGGGTAGACCAGCGTGCGGCCGGACGGCAGGGTGATGGTCAGCGCCCCGGAGCGCATGCGCAGGGTGACGGCGCGGACCCGTTGGGGCCGGCCGGTGCGGATCGCGTCGAGGGCGGCCTGGTCGATGCGCCACCAGTAGTCGACGACGTGGGTGTTGGCGTCGCGCCAGGCGTCGACGATCGGTTGGAGCTCATGTTCTTCGATGCCCATGCGCAGTGCGCCCATGGCGCGCATCGCGCCGACGCCGCCTTGGTAGCCGCAGGCGAGGACGGCGATCTTGCCTTTCTGCCTCAGGTCGGCGTTGGGGCCGTGTTTGCCGACGGGGACGCCGAACATCGCGGAGGCGGTGACGCAGTAGAGGTCTTCGCCGGCGGCGAAGGCGTCGAGGGTCTTCTGCTCCCCGGCGAGCCAGGCGAGGACGCGGGCCTCGATGGCGGAGTAGTCGGCGACGATGAACCGCATGCCCTCGGCGGGGATGAAGGCGGTGCGGATGAGCTGCGACAGGGTGTCGGGGAGGTTGTCGTAGAGCATTTCGACCGCCTGGTGGTGGCCTCCGCGGACCAGGGCGCGGGCTTCGTCGAGGTCGGGCAGGTAGTTGCGCGGCAGGTTCTGCACCTGGATGAGACGTCCGGCCCAGCGACCGGTACGGCCGGCGCCGTAGAACTGGGCGAGGCCGCGGGCCCGCCCGTCCACGCCGACGACGTTCTGCATGGCCTCGTACTTCTTGGTCGACGAGCGGCTCATGTCCTGCCGGAGTTCGAGGACGCGGCGGGCGGTGCCGGTGGCGGTGGCCAGCGCGTCGGCGACGTCCTGCTTGGCCATCGACGCGACGTCCACGCCCTGCTCCCCCAGCCACCGCTGTAGCTGGGTTGGGGACGCGGGGTTGTCGAGGCCGGTGAGCTCGCGAGCTTCGTCGATGCAGTGGGCGCGGTAGGTGTCGTCGGCGTCGATGGCGGCGGCCGCCAGGGTCTGGTCGATGCGGATCCCTCGGTCGTTGATCCGCTGGTCTACCGCGTACTCGGCCCACACCTGGCGTGGCAGCGGCATTGCGTCGAGCTTCCGGCGAATGCTGGTTTCGACTTCGACGTCGCGGCGGCAGTACTCGATGAAGTCGGCCCACTTTTCGGGGGCGGACTCAGGGCGGTTGCGGTGCCGGAGACCCTCGGCGTCGAACAACTGCGGGGCGTCTGCTTTGCGGCCGCGGGTGGGAACGCAGAAGAACTGGATCAGCTCTTTGCCTTCGGCGATTTTCTGTTCGTCGAGGTGGAGGGCGGTGCCGGCGTCTTTGAGTGCTCGGGGCAGGCCGAGGGCGGAGGCCCAGACCATGGTGCATTCCCATCCGGCGGGGTCGAGGTACTCCCCCGCTGCCAGTCGCCCGGCCTGGTGGAGCCAGCGGGACAGGACGACTCGCTCGAACTGGGCGTTCCAGGCGCGTTTGGTCACCGCCGGGTTGGTCAGGGCGTCGATGACGTCGTCGGGGACGTGCTCCCCGGTGGCGGTGGAGACCACGTGGACGGGGCCGTCGTCGACGGCGTAGGCGAACAGCAGCAGCTCGAAGTCGTCTGCGGCCGCGTAGCGGTAGACGCCGGCGCGGGCGATGTTCGTGCCGGAGTACGTCTCAAGATCAATTGAAAGCGTCTTCATCGAAGGCCCCCGAGGATGATGAGCGGAATGGCTTTGGCGGTCGCATACTCCGGGTCGCCCTCGCTGGAAATAGCGCCCGGCGCATACTCATATCGAGGTGGCCCCGCAACAACCGCTGTGACCAGCTCTCCGTCAGCGATTCGGCGACCGATGACGCGCACATACGGGCGGCTTTCGTCGTACTCCCAATTGGCGATTCGTCCAAAGGGTTCGAGCTCCCCCCACTGGACACGGTCCAACTGCCGGGCCATGGCCTTCGTCAATTGCCGATTGCCCACCTGGAGGATCCGGACGGTGGCGGTCATCGTGGTCACATTTGCGGATTTCACTGGTGGGCCTTTCGCATGGTGGTTCTTTAGGAATTAGGTGAGCCCCGCCGGTGCGGTTGTGCACTGGCGGGGCTGTGGCAGCGGGCGGGTTAGGCGAGGAAGCTGTCGCCGCCGCCGTCGAACGGGGCCGGGTCGGCCTTGGCGAACTCGACGGCGCCGAACTCCGACTCGGCGGACGGCCCGCCGGCCAGGCGCTCACCGTCGGCGAGCTTCTGGATGTTGCCGAGCCCCGCGCCGACGCCGCGGTTGCCGGACGCGGAGTAGGCGAAGAAGGTGACGGTGGCGCGGGCGTAGCAGCCGGAGTAGACCTCCTCGGGGTCGATGATCGGCTGGACGTTCTGGTCGACGACGCCGGGGCGGGTCTTGCTGTTGGCGTTGATGAAGTAGTGGCCGGCGTACTCTTCGGCGTCGCGTTCGGTGTCGCCGTCGCGCAGCGGCAGCTTGAGGGCGCCGCGCGGGGGCATCTTGCCGCCGAACTTGCCGATCCCGGCCTGCAGGGCCTCCTCGATGGCGGCTTCGACCTTGGCGATGGTGTCGGTGTCGGTCTTGGGGATGAGCAGGGCGACGGAGTACTTCGGGTCGGAGCCGTTGATGGACTTCGGTTCGAAGATGTTGACGTAGGAGAGGCGGACCTTGCCGGTCATGATGCGGGTGGACATGTGTGGTTCCTCCTTGGAACGTTGGTTGGGTGCCGGTGAATCGTCTCGACCAGCGGCGGGTGTTGGGTTAGGCCGACGCGAAGTCGTCTTCGGCGGTGTGGGTTTCCAGTGCCGGGCGTCGGTCGCTGGCGGGTACCAGCGTTGGCTTGCCGTCGGGCTTGGTGATCAGGTCACCGAGCACCTCGTCGAAGGTCTTCTTGCCCATGAGCTTCTGCATGGCGGTGATGCCGATGAGGCGGCGGTCCCAGACGTCGGTGTACCCGGCGGCTTCGGCCGCGGCGGCGACCGCGTGCTCGTCGGAGTACTTGCGCACCGACCGGCCGGCGACGAGCTTCAGCCCCGGCCACTGGTGGCCCTGATTGATCGCCGCCGACGCCGCGTGCGCCTCCACGGCCTTGAGCCACTTGGTGATTTCGGGGGCGCGGAGCACGATGTCGGCGATCTCCTCGTCGGTCAGTTCGACGGGGTCGGCGAACTCGTGTCGGGCGATGGTGAGGTTCTCCTCGGCGCGGGCTCGGCAGGTGGCGCGGAGTTTGCAGAACCCGCAGTGGTCGCCGGCGGCGAAGTTGCCGTCGCCGTTGGCGGCCAGGGCGGCGGCGGGTTCAACGGTGGTGCGGGCCCAGTCGGTCAGCACTGCCACCCCCAGCGTCTCGGTGGAGATGTTGTGGCGGCGGGGCTGGTAGATGGTCATCCGGATGGTGTGGATGTCGTAGAGCATCCCGAACGCGCCGAGTGCACCAAGGGCATACAACCTCAGCTGCGGGTTGCCGGTGGCGTCGACGGCGACGCCCTGCCCGTACTTCAGGTCGATGATGTCCATCGTCCCGTCGGCGATGATGACGGCGTCGCAGGTGCCGAACCCGCCGGGGACAATGTGGGAGAAGTCGACGCGTTGCTCGATGAACAACTCCGCCCCGGGCGTTTCCTCGAGGATGGTGAGGACGTAGTCGCGGTAGGCGTCGGTGAGCTCTTCCATCTCGTCGTCCTGCCACTCGGAGGTGGGCCGGTCGGAGCGGAGCTTCATGGCGCGTCGGAGCTTGTGCTCTGCGAGCTCGTGGGCGGCGGTGCCCTGCCTGGAGGCGTCCGACTCGGTGTCGGGGAGGTCGGCTTCGAGGAGCGCCGAGGGTGGGCAGGCGATCCAGCGGGCGGCGCCGGAGGCGGAGAGGACGGCGTGGGCGCGGTCGGCGTGGCCCTCGGGCGGCGGGATGGTGGGCGGCGTGTCCGGGGCCGCGGCGCGCAGCGCCTCGGCGGCGCTGTTGTTTCTCAGGTCGTTGACCACGTCTGCGTTGACGAGGTCGGCGGGCGCGGGTTCGGCGGCGGCGAGGCGTCCGAAAGACTCGACCTGCTCGAAGGGCACGCGGGTCTTCGACGGCGGCGCGCTCTTATCGTTGATCGGCACAGATTTCTTGTTGAGCTCGGGGCGCATTCGCCACACATCGCCGTCGCGGGTGCGGACGTGGGTCACGCCCATGGCGGTGATCTTCTCCTGGAGGGCGGTCAGTTCGGAGGGCTCGATCGGGAACGCGTGCCAGACCATCGCCCGGTAAAGGTCGGCGGCGGTCATGCTGCGATCCCGTCGGCGTCGGCGAGCAGCCCCGGGTAGTCCTCGGGCGCGATGTCGGAGAGCTTGGCGACGCCGCGGCCCTGGATGAGCTGCTGCACCTGGGCGGTGTGGCCGGCGGCGGAGAGGGCGGCGAGTTTGGCGCGCACCTGCTCCAGCGACACCGGCTCGGGCTCGGTGGCCTGGTCGGTGGTCGGCTCCGCTTCCGTCGGCTCCGGGGTGGGTTCGACGGGGTCGGGGGTCGACTCGGTCGGCGCCGCGGTCTCCGTCTCAACGTCGGCGGCGGGCTTCCTCGGGTCGATGTCGTCGGGCTTCTGCCGTTCCATGGTGGCGGTGGGCAGGAGGTCGGTGGGTTCGTCGGCCTGCTGGTAGGCGTGGAGGTCTCCGGCCTCCTCCGCCCAGTCGAGCAGTTCGGCCTCCATCTGGTGGATGGCTTCCCGGGCCTGGGACAGGCCCTGGAGGGTGGTGGTGAAGGCGTCGCGCAGCTGCGCGATGCGGTCAATCGGCGTCATGGTGATCGATCTCCTAGATGAAGTAGGGGTCGGAGCAGCGGCGGGCGATGATCCGGTAGGTGTGCTCGGGGTACTGGGAGCCCAGGCGGTTGGCGTGGTGCTGGGCGGTGCCCTGGTGCGGTGTCCACTGGGTGTTGTCGTCCAGCCAGCACAGGCCGTCGTGGCCGTCTTCGGGGTTGGTGCAGAAGACGGCGTACTCCAGGTGCTCGTCGTCGCGCAGCGCGGTCACAGGTAGCTCGCTACGAGGATCGCGACGGCGGCGATGGCAGCGAATGCGATGACGGCGAGGTAGGGCCAGGGGCCGGGGTCGGCGTCGTACGGTGCGCCGTGGTGCTCCTTGTACGAGCGGGGGAACTGCGGGTCGTCGTTGGTCATTCGGTGGCCTCCGATTCGAGGGCGCGCGCGACGGCGGCGACGACGCGGTCACCGATCGCAGAGCGCGGGGCGATGGTCCGGCCGGTGTGGCCGGAGGTGATGGTGGGTACCCCGTAGGGGTCGAAGCGGACCGCCCAGTACCGGCCGTCTACGTGGGTGACGGCCCACGACTGGGACAGGCGGTCTCGGCGGGCCGAGTAGCGCAGCAGGGTCATGTGGTGTCCTTTGCGTGGTGGCGTACCCATTCGGTGATGGGGTGGCCGTTGAATGTGGGGTGGCCGTCGTGGACGGCTTGGGCGACGTCGATGAATTCTTGGCGGCACACGTGATCGAGCTGTTCCCACGTCCGACGGGTGTAGCCGGGCAGGCGGGCTCGCCAGACGCGCCACTCGTAGGCGCTGTGCAGGCGCTTCGCCGCGTCGATCACGGACATTGGCCACCCCAGAGAAGACGGAAGGCGCGGCCCTCCAGTCGGAGGATCGCGCCGCGGATTCGGTGTCGGGTCACAGTGCGCCGGCCACCTCCTCCAGGTGGGTGGCGGCGGCCCCGAGGTAGCCGATGGCGAATCCGGGGTCGAGCAGCAGGGACAAGATGAGGTCGTGCATGGGGTTCTCCTAGAGGTGGGAGGCGAGCAGAACGAGGGCGAAAATCACGACGATGATCAGCACCGACAAGGCGGTCGACATCTCGTCGTCATGGGGGTCGTGTCGGTTCGCAGCAGTCCCGCTTCCACGGCGCGCGCACGGACCACCCGGGCGGGCAAGTGGTAGGCGTTGGCCAGGCGGCCGACTGCCCCGTCGATGCCGAGCACGCTGGTCATGTGCGGCCACTCCTCGGCCAGCGTCTGCTCGGTGAGCACCGGCAGCGGTGCGGTGGTGTCTGGGGTGATCGCGAGGATCCGCGACGCCGTGTCCACCGCAGGTGCCCTGAGACCCTGGGCGTACTTCGCCATCATCGACGGGTTGATTGACGCCAGGTGGCAGATCCGCTGTTTGGTCATGCCGGCGGCGGTGAGCTGGTCGACGTGGGCCAGCACCTCCGCGGTCGTCGGGGCGGCCATCATCCCCACCCCGCATCCAGGGCCGCCGCCAGATGCTGATCGGCCTGGTGACCGATCCACAGCACGACCGCGCAGGCGATGATCGTGGCGACGACGATCTTGGTGATCGTCCGCCACTTCGGCGGGCGGGGCCGCTCGAGCAGTTCCATCGCGTAGATCAGGGCCAGGTCGTTCTCGGTGATCTCTTCGCGCTTCATGCTGCGACCTCCTGGTTGGTCATCCATGCGTCGAGGTCGGTGCGGCGGGCGCGCCAGCCCATGCCGAGGTGCTTGGTGGCGGGCAGGCGGTTGGTCTCCCGGCGGGCCATGCGGGACAGCTGGGAGGCATCGATCCGCAGGTACTGGCAGATCTCGGGGCCGGTCATGTACGGCTCGGGCACGGTACTCATCGGGACTCCTTGAACTTCTGGGCGCGCGCGGCGGCTGCGTCGACGAAGCCGATGAGCGTGTGCAGCTCGACGTGCTCGGCGTCGGTGGCGGCCATGGTCAGGGCGCAGTGGATGTCGGCGCCGTCGTAGTTGCAGGTGCGCGACAGGATGAGGATCGACCCGATCAATCTGTCGAGGGCTGGGGTAGGATCCATGGTGATCTCCTTTGGTAGGGATTCATCCGCCCCGCGTGCTGTTGCAGCAGCCGCGGGGCTTTTACGTGGGTGTGCGCAGCTCGCCGGCCCCTGCAGAAAGGGTGGAGCCAGGGGCCAGAAATGGTCCGCTTGACGGCCACCGAGATGGGCCGCTTGACGCACGATGGGTAGGGGCGGGGGTCCGGGTGGCCACGGGCGTGGCCTGGGTGTCCCGGTGAGTAAAGGGAGGACTCCCTTCTGGGGAAGCCCCGCCCCTGGTGCCGTGGCCCAGGTGCGACCTGGGCGTGCACGCGCCACCACTCGGTGGCCACGGCCAAAATGTTTTACGAGCCCCACGTTCCCTCCGCCTCATCTGGCGGGTTCCTTCCCCTGTGCTGGGGAATGCCGGTGTCTTGGCGATCTGTGATCCACGCTCGACCGGCCGGTATCTTCCGGGGCTCTTCCACTGATTCAGTTCTCAAAGATCGCTGCCACCCGCTCACACCCCGGGGACTGGGTGCCGGATGTTGATCCGGTAGTGCCTGCGCGGGGAGTCGAACCCCGGCGTACGACCATCCAGGCGGGGTCGGATTTGAAATCCGACCCATCAGGTCACGCGGGCACCTCGGCGAAGTAGGTGTCCCAGACCTTTTCCATCAGGGGCCGGTCGGCCTCGGTGTAGCCGTTGACCCGTCGAACCTGGCCGTTGGAGACGTTGAGGTCGTACTTCTCCGGCTCCCGGCCGTGCTTCTCGACGTAGGCCTTCTTGAGCCGCTTGCCGAACACGCCGGCCTTCGCCGCCATCTGCTTCTTCGACAGGTTCTTTTCCCGGAGGAATTCCTGTGCGTACAGGGGGCGCGACGCGGGGTCGAGTTCGGGGGCTTCGCCGAGTCCGCGGGCGAGGATGATGCGGGCCCGCGCCTCGAGGTGGTCGTGGTGGATCAGGCCGCGCGCGGCCTGGGCGAGTTCCATTTGGGCGCGGGCCTGGAAGATGAGGGCGTTCATCTGGTGCTCGTCGGCGCGGGGGTTGATTGCGCCGCCCTGCGTCCAGTACGACTCGATGACGTCGGCGATCTCCGACTGGTACGCGACAACGAGCGGGCGGGCTTCATCGGAGACTCGGTTCTCGTCGATGGTGGCGAGCCACATCGTGAGCGTCCGAACATCGATGACGGTCATGTCTCGGTTCTTGCCGTCCGCGCCAACCGTGGTCGTCTTGACAATGGTTGCCCACGACTTGCCGTTCAGGCGGCGATACTGGCTGGCGAAATCCATGCCGATGGATTCGACCAGCGGGCGGAACACCACATGCGGGGTGCCGTCAACATCAACGGCCTGGACCTGGTTCCCGTGAAACGGGATAGTGACGATGGAAGACATCGTGTACACTCCTTCGTGTTTGGATTTTCTTGTTCCCCGTCGCCCGTTACCGCGGACGGCGGGGATTCTTTTGTGCCCGAGCTACGCGGCGGGGGCGTCGGCGGTCTCGATGACCAGCCCATCCAAGGGGCGGCCGGTCAGTCGGCGAAGCCGGACCAGCGTCGCCACGCTGGGCGAAGTGCGCCCGTGCCGAAGATTCCGAATCGCCGTCCCCGACATGTCGATGGCGGCGGCAAGGCGCTCATCCGACGTGAACCCATGCAGGGCCCGCGCGTCATCGAGAGCCGAGGGATCAAGGCGAATAGACACCTGACCACTCCTTTCAACTCTGGGCCGCAACTTCCTGCGGCACTGCACATAGTCTTGCATACCACCTTCGAATTGCGCAACCCCTGGCGTGAAATCTTGTAATTACGCAGGTCAAACCGGCGCAACATATTGCGCTGATGCCTGTCTGCACGTAGGATTTTGGGCATGAACTTCCCCGAATGGATCACGTCGATCACTGCCGATTCGCAAGGCGACGTCGCCGCCCGCGTAGGACTCCCCCTGAGGACGCTTCAGTACCAAATCCGCAACGGGCCGAAGATTGAGACAGTCATTGCCGTCGCAGATGCCTACGGCCATAGCCCCTTCGTCGCGCTCGTTGACCTGGGGTACATCGATGACCGCTGGCTCGATCAGCTCAGCGAGAGCACGGAAGCCGCACTCATGGCAGCCTCTGATGAGCAGTTGACCGATGAGATTCTTCGCCGACTGAAAAAGGGATCGCGCAGCTTCGACACCCCGATCGACGACCTCGCCGCACGTCGTTCGAACTCCACCACCCCCGCGATCCGGGCGGTGTCCGACGATGACCTCCCGTACGTGGCTGACTCCAGCCCCGATCACCCGGAGGAGGACATCGAGTTTGACGATTGATGACCTACACGACCTAGCAGCCGCCATCGGTGCCCGCGTCGAATCACACGCCGCAGGCCCGAAAGGCCGATACATCCACCAGACCCGAACGATCAGCATCCGCTGCGACCTCGGCCCCACCCGCTACCGCTGCACCCTGGCGCATGAACTCGCGCACGCCATGGCCGGCGACGCGCCCACCGGCATCGACTGGGCCGACGCCCGGATGGAACGCGCAGCCGACGTCACCGCGGCGCGGTGGCTGATCTCCCTCGACGCCTACGCCGCGGCGGAAGCGCTCTACGGCCCCCACCCCGGCGCCATCGCCCGCGAGCTCGGCGTCACCCTCCACATCCTCCAGGTGTGGCAATCCCTCCACGAAAGGACACGCGCAGCATGACCATCAGAACCACCGCGGCCCTCGGCGTAGCCGCGCTCGCCCTCGCCGGGTGCGCCAGCCAACATCCGGAGCCCGTGGCGTACGAAACGGTGGCGGACCTCCAGTCGGCTGCGGACGCCGCCGGACTCGAGTGCCAGTGGGCGCAGCCCGGGCCCGTGCTGCCGGCGCGGGTCGCCGCGTACCGCGAGTGCACCGACGCTGCCGGCGCGCGCCCAGCCGCGGTGCTTTTCTCCGACGACGCAGACCAGCAATCCCGGCTCGACGAGTACCGGAGCAGTGCGACGTGGGCGCAGAAGTTCCCGGCCATCCTCGTCGGGCCGCAGTGGAACATCGAGTGCCCGAGCCTGTCGGCGTGCGAGCCGTGGCGCGACGCGCTCGGTGGACACCTCGTCGAAGCCCCCGACTACTGACCAAAAAGCCCGGTCTCTGACGCGTGCACCTGGACAGTGAACCGCGCGACAGAAACCGGGACAACCGCCCCACCAAGGGGCAGCAAGGACGAGATTACCGTGAGCGTTCAGCGACGCCCGAAGAAGGGCAACCCGCCCGGCGGCGGCCGACCCAAATGGGTTGTCCGCTACCGCGACCCCACCGGCAAAGAACACTCCGAAACCTTCACCTACGACAGGTACAAGACACCGGAGAAGGCCGCGTACGCCCGCGACGCCGAGATCAAAACGGCACTGCGCATGGGCACCTGGACCGACCCCACTCACGGACAAGTGCTCATCTCCACCCTCGCCACCGCATGGAAGGACCAGGCCGACACGACCGGCACCCGCAAAGTCCGCGCATACCTCTCCCGCAACCTCGGAGACCTCGCGGCCACGCCCGTCGGCCAGGTCAACACCGTCATGGTCCGCGCGTGGCTCGGGCAGCTGCGCTCCGGCCGGCCATGGGTCGACGGCTGCGAAGGGCTCGCCGCCAGCACCCGGTCATCGCTGATGTCGCAGCTCAAGGCCATGCTCAATCAGGCCGTGGCCGACGGGATGATCCCGACCAACCCGGCCGCCCCGGTGCAGGAACCGCGGCCGGCGACGAAGGTGACGTGGGAGGACGTTCCGACGCCGGAGGAAGTGCGCCTGATGATCAAGACGGCGCGCGACGGCGGGAAGAAGAAGCGGGGCGCCGACGGGAAGCCGACGTGGGTGCGGAAGGATCCGGCGTTGGCCGCCGCGATTGTGGCGTCGGCGGCAACGGGCATGCGGCCCGGGGAGGTCGCGGGCCTGGACGCCGCGGTCATCGATGTCCGCCGGCGGTCGATCGCGGTGATTGCGCAGGCCGACGAGAAGGGTGGTGGGCTGCGCCCGCTCAAGACGAAGGAGGCGGGGCGTCGGCACCTGCGTGTGGATCAGGCGACGCTGGACGTGCTGTCCGGGTTGATGGGGGCGTCGACGTCGGGCCGGTTATTTGTGAACCACTCGGGCAAGCCGTGGTCGGGGCACACGTATGCGTACAAGTTCGCGCACCTGCGGGACTACTTGGGGTTGCGGGGCGCTTTGACGCCGAACAGCTTGCGGCATTTTCATGCGACGGAGTTGATGCGTGCGGGTGTGTCGCCGAAGACGGTGCAGCATCGGTTGGGGCATACGTCGTCGAAGTTGACGCATGACGTGTACTCGCATTTCGCGCCGGCCGATGATGATGTGGCGGCGGATGTATTTGCGGGGCTGATGTCTGGTGAGGGACAGGTGCGGGATGGGGGCCGCCACTTGAGGGTTGTGTGACCGACTACCGTGCAGGTCAGGGGCCTTTTTGGGTGTAGGCGTTACGGTACGCGGTACATGCCGCTCAGGTTACGCGATGACCTGCGGGGATGCCGTGATTGCAGGCCACGGCGTGTTGCGTATTCCTGCGGTGCCTGCCCCTATTGCTGGGGATTCTCCGTTGGCAACTCTTTTGCGGGATGGATGCGGGATGGGAGCCCTTCCGCGCCCCTCCCCTCTGCCCCGGCGCAGCCCCGTCGGGAGGGGGTGCGGGGGCGCCGGGGCGTGGCCGCCGCCCGGTGAGCCAATGAACGGGGCGCGCGGCCAATGGTGACGGTAACCCCGCGGCACGGAGTCTGCGCGACAGGCAGGCTTCAATGTTAACTACGTCACATTCACTCTACTTCGCTTCGCAACTGGCGTGCATGTATGTACACTAAGGGTGAAGGCAAAAGGGAAACGACGAAAGGCAAGACAATGACCGCGAACACCACCATCATCAACGGCACCGAGTACAAGGTCTCCGTCTTCGGCAGCATCGACATCACCGCCGACTACTACATCAAGTACGCCGAAGAGGTCCGCACGCGCCGCGGCATCCTCAAGCAGCGCGCCGGCTGGAACGTCTACCACAACGAGGGCTCCTCCCCGATGTCCGAGCACGGCGAAGACCAAGCCGCCGCCGAAGAATCCGCCCGCAAGCTCCAGGCCGCCCGCGACGAGCGCGCCGCCGCCAAGCAGGCCAAGCAGGCCAAGTCCGACGCGGCCGCCGCCGAGCGCGAGCAGCTCACCGCCACCAAGGGCCCGCTGGCCACCCCGCGCCAGATCGACTACATCATGACCCTGCTGGCCCAGGGCCGTCACCACGAGGGCGGCTTCTACACCGGCCCCACCACCCACGACGGGATCGCCAAGCTGAGCAAGGCCGAGGCGTCCGCCTACATCACCTCCCTCAAGGGCACCTACTAATCCCCCGACACCCCCCAGCCGCTGGCCGCGAGGCGCACCGGCACCCACGAAAGGACACCACCATGCGCGACACGATTACTGAGGCCCGCAAGCTGCTGGCCGTCTTGGGCTGGACGTACGGCATGCCCACCACCCGAGGCGATTCCGCCGGCTGGTCGACCACCGTCCCTCTCGTCTCCGATGCACCGCTGGCTGACGTCGCCGACGCGGCGGCCGTGGAGAAGGCGGAAGCCTACGGCATCGACACCAATGGCCCTGACCGCGGGCGGCTGCGGGTCACCGCGCCTACGGGGTCGTCGTACTTCCAGGGCATGGCCCCGCTGGTGTGGGCGGATATCCAGGTCGCCGGGCTCGATGAGCACCTGCGGATCGACTACGACGGGGAGGTGCCGCCGCTGCCGGAGGCCGAGGTGTGCACCATGCTGCGCGCGAATGCGGCGGAGCGTAGGCGGTTGCTGGCGCTGCGGATCACCGCGATCCAGGCTGCCCGGGGCTCCCGGCCGGTGGAGCACATCGCCGCTGCGGCCGGGGTGAGCAAGCCCGCGATCTCCAAGATCTACAAGCAGACCCCGGAGCAGTCGGTGCGGGTGCCCGGCGGGGACGTGCTGGCCGTCATCCGCGACACCGTCGCCGCACTGGACTCGGCGGAGGATGAGCGGCGGGCGCTGGCACGTCGCGCCCACGGTGAGGGCGTGTCGGTGGCGACGATTGCGCATTTCGCCGGGGTGAGCGTCCGCACGGTGTACACGCTGATTGGGGAATGAGAAAAGCGCCCGGCCCCTGGTGAGGGCCGGGCGCGTGCCCCGCTGGCGCGGGGAAAATCAAGCCGGATTCGCGGAACGAAACAACAGCAAACGGCTCATCCCCGCTGGCGCGGGGCGGAGGCGAGCGCGTGGCAGTAACGCCGAAGCCACAAACGGCTCATCCCCGATGACTCGGGGCCTACCAGCCACCATACGCCAAAAAGGCCCCCACCATGACGGTGGGGGCCCTCGTGTTTACGGCTCCTGGTCGATGACGTGCTCGCCGTCGGGCTCGCCGGCGACGTCATCGCGCCGCAGTGGAAGCTCCGGCCGATGCCGCAGCACCTCCGGGATCAAGATCTTCGGCACCGGCGGCAGCGCGTCCGGACGTGTCGGGTGAAAGCTCACGGTGAATGCCTCGCGGTCGGCGATGTGGACGATCGCCACATCGTGTCGGGTGGTCACCGCCGCCAGCCGCTCATCGGTCAGCGTCAGCCGGCGGCCCATGTCATCCTGCCCTGCGCGCATCCTGTCCATCTCCAGCTCCATGCGGGCCATCGTCTCAGACATGACGCCCACGGCCCCGCGGCTGGCGTTGACCGCGGACTCTTTCGCGTCCTCGCGGATCTTGTCGCCTTCGGCGCGGAGCTTGTCGCGTTCCGCGCGCAGCTTCACCCATGCGATGGCTGCAATGGACGCCGTGGACAAGGTGCCGATCAGCGCGACGATTTCCGCGAGGCTCACTGATTCGAGCACTCGAAGCATGCGGCTACTCCCCTGCGCGGTGTTCTCCGATGTAGTCGCCGCCGCCGGTGGTGGCGGCGGCGGTGCCGATGCCGAGGACGGGGGCGACGGTGGCGAGGATCGTTTCCCACTGGGCGTCGGTGCCGTAGCCGAGGTAGGTGGCCAGCACGGTCAGCGCGGCGGCGAGGCTGTAGAGGGCGATGCGCCACGGGCTGGTGGAGTGGATGACGGCGAAAAGCAGGGTCACGACGGCGGTGGCGACACCGGCGACGGCGGGGGCGGCAGCGTCATCGAGGACACCCCACGACACCAGGGCGGTGACCGTGGCGGCGGCGACGGCGTAGAACGTCGCGCGGGAATTGGCCGGGACGGTGGTGCGGATGCGGTCGAGCATGGTGCCTCCTTGTGGCATGAAAAAGACCGCCCGGGGTGGGGCGGTCGTGGTTGTCGATGTCCTCCACCGGGTGGTGGAGGGTTAATGCTGGTGGGCGTGTGTTTCGGGGCCGTGCGGCGGGGCGCGTTCCGGGCGGGGGTATGGCACGTTTCACGATGTTTCGCCACTCTGGGGGTGGTTGCGAATGGTGCCAACCCCCTGACCTGGGCTGATAACTTCCGGGCCGGGGGCCATGCATAACCCGGGCGGCTTCGCCACCACGGGGGTAGCATGTCCGCCCGTCGTGTTTTTCGCGGCCCGTGCCTGGTCAGGCCGGGTTTCCGCCCGACCCCGGGGTAGACGACCTCCCCGCTACTTTCGGTCGAGGAGCTGGTCGAGCATGGTGCCTCCTAGGCATAGAAGAAACCGCCCGGGGTACGGGCGGTGAACTGGAAAGAACTACTTGCTACTTCGGGTCGCCGGCGGCGGCGTCGCCAATCAGCGGGGACTTGAAGCCGTCGATGCCGAGCTTGTCGCCAATCGCGGCGACCGCATCGACGAGGGTGCGGTCACCGAGCTGCGGCCAGCCGGGGAAGGTACCCGGCGCACCGGGGCCGCACAGTTGCTCATAGATGAGCTGGTCGCGGTCGGCCTGCGGCGCGGTGGTGTCGGGGACGATGGTGGTGGGCTTGTCCACGGGGGCGGGCTCCTTCTCCGGGGCGGCGGGCTTATTGATCTCCGCGGCACGCTTGAGGACCACGTCGTAGGGGAAGTGGTAGCCGGGATCCCAATGATCAGTGTTGCCCCACACTTGGGCTTCGAGGTGCCCGGCGACACCGTGCTTGCCTGCCCCGAGCTCAGCGCGGGACAGCTTGACCAGGGGAATCTGGTACTTCTTGGACCAGTGGGCGATGACGCGGGCGACGCCCTCCAGCATCTTCGGCTGGGCGAGCCACTGCTCGCGGGTCATTTTCGCCTGCGCGACGCAGGACACGTGGAGGGCGATGTCGTTGCCCTTGTTGCCCGTCGACCAGGTCTGCCAGTCGTCGGTGTTCGCCATCGTGATTTTGCCGGTGGCATCGACCAGCCGGTGGTACGAGCCGGACTGGGTGCGGACCTGGTAGTCGATGATGTTCCGCGACGGGGTGCCGGGCGCATTCTCCGTGGTGTGGACGATGATGATCTTCTTCGGCAGTGGTGTCGGCCGCCCGAATGGGATGAGGTGGTGGAGGTCGATGTCGACGGCATTGTCCGTCATGGGGGTGTCCTTTTCTCCGGGCCAGCGGGCTCCGGCGAGTTTGGTCATGGGGTCGAGTCGGTCGGGTCCGGGCGGCGTCCACGTGTAGCGGTGCCATTCGAGATGCAGGTGGGGGTCGACGCCGCCGTTGGTAGCGCGGTCGGGGTTGATGCGGGCGATGCGCTGCCCCTCCCGCACCTGCTGGCCGACCTTCACCTCGGGGATGATGTGGCCGTAGATCGTCTCGCCGCCGCCATTCGTGGCGGGGTGGTCGATACCGACCCATTGACCGAAGCCGGACGCGGGGCCGGAGCGGACGACGGTGCCGTCCTTGACGGCGTAGACGGGGCGTCCACCGGAGCCACCCGGGGCACCGAAATCCGTGCCGAAGTGGGTTGTGCCCCACCGGGGGCCGAAACCGCTGGTGACGTAGAAGTCCTTCTCGACGGGCATGGTGACCATGCGGGTGCTCCTTCCATGCGGGAGCCCCGCACCAGACGGTGCGGGGCTGGTTTGGTGGTCAGGCGGGTTGCCAGAGGGCGGGCACAGCCGGTGGTTCCCACCCGGTCTGGGAGGTGTGCGCCTGGGCGACTCGGTACGTCGCGCCGTCGTGGGTGACGACTTCGCCGGTGATGTAGGCGACGCCTGGTGCCCACGCGGGCACCTCGGGCTCGGGGTCGGGATCCGTGTCGATGGGCGGGGTTTGCCCGGAGTCCCCCGGGTCGTCCGGGGGCGGCGGGGTGATGTCCTCCCACGTCGGCACCGGCCCATCCGCACCCGGCTCCCACACATTCACCTTCGGCAGGGCATTGCGCCAGCGCTTACCGACGTGTTCCACGACCGCGCCCACCGGCCACGCATCAAACGCGCCCCGGGGCTGGCACCATACTGGTGTTCCGTCGTCGGTCGTGTCCGGAGGATTCGCCGCGTGGTACTCCTGCGCCGCCGAATCGAGGGCTTCCTCAATGGCGGGGGCCGAATCCCTGCGGGCCTTCTCATCGAGCACCGCACGCCGCAGCGTGCGGAACTCCTCATCCGACAAGGCCTGCAAGTCGATATCAGGCATCGGGCACCGTCCAATCTCCCGGAGTTTCCAGGCGCGAATCGAGCTTCGTCACCGACAAGCTTGAATAGAGTTTCCCGCCATCCCACCGACGCCACCTAGACGAATACGCATCCACGGCGATGGTCGTCCCAGCCTGCTCGATGAGCATCGGGAAAGTCATCGTGTTCGAGACGCGACCAGTTCCACCATCGCCCGTCATCACCGCTACCTGCCGCGACGGAGTGCCGGGCGGATATTCTCGCACCGTCAGCTCCGTGCGGTCCTGCTGGCCAATGCCGTTCGTGGCTAGTGTGGCGCGTCCCGTGGCGCGGACGCTGACCAGCCACAACCCCGGCTTCTCGACCCGAAGCCCCTTAAAAATGGGGTCGATCGAGACGCCCTTCATCGGCCCCACCGGGGCCGTGAAATCCAGCGCCACGGAATTGACATTTCCGCCGTAGTTGCGGGGCTGATAAACAGCGCCGTAACCACGGACGCCATCCAGCAGGGCCAGCTGCTCCTCCGCCGATAGCTGCGACTCCTCCACGCCATCCAAGCGCTCGTTGACCGGGAAGATCAGGTCACGGATCGCGTCCCGGACCGGCACGTACTGACCTGGCAGATTTGCCGCATCACGCACCGCGTCCGCGATGCCCGGCAGCAGCCCATCACGCACTGCGTCACGCACCACCTCAAACCCAGGCAACCCCTCCCCACGCAAAGCGCCGGCAATGCGCGACAGCAAACCATCGCTCAAGTCCCGCTGCATCTTCTCGATGGCCTCATCGGCAGGCTTACGCATCTGCCGGCGAATCCGGTCCGCATTCCACTGGCGAAGGTCCTGAATCGAATCGAAGCGGGGAATGTCCGGCGGAATCATCGGCTCCGGGGCAGTCACGACGCACCACCCTTCCGGGCATCGATCGCCGCCTGCAGCACCGCGATCTCCTCATCGGTCATGCCGTCGAGGCTGACGCCACCGGCCAGCGAGTCCGGAGCGACGTCGGGCACCTTGCCCGGCTCACATTCGAGCCACTCGACGCCCAGCGGCGCCGACTCCGACACCGTGTCGTCCGGGCGGCGGTACAGCGTCTGCAACTCCGGGTGGTGCCGAAACCCGATCTCGTGGAGGAATTCGGAGACGAACGTCGCAGAATGCATCGGCAGCGCAATCTGCGTTCCGCCGGCGTCGACGGGCATGCCGCACAGCGCCCACAGCACATGCTGCTTCGGGTCGTCCATGTCGGCGCTTTGCTGCTTCAACCAGGCCATTTACTTGCTCACCCCTAGGTCTTTCCACGCCTCGAAGAACAGGCGCGATTGGTCGAGTAGTCGGGCGATCGGCGCTTGCCCCGTGCGGGGATCGCCGACCGTGAGGTCGTATCCAGGTGCAGCGTCGCGCGACCAGGCCAGGGTGATTTCCTGCACCTGCTCGACCACGATTCGGCCACGCACCGGCTTGAGCTCCACGCCGATGCGGTCACCGAGCCAAAAGTGCCCGCGCCCCGGAGCCCCGAGGAGGTACGGGCCACCATCGCCGACCTGGATCGTGTACGACTCCCGAGACCTCGTCTCCCAGAAGCGCTGACGGAAGCCGACGACACCGGACAGCGCCCACGCGGTTTCCATGCCCTGTGCCCAGTCCTCGAGGTAGTGGTGCTTGCCCAGCCGCATCGCCCGAATCGGCGACTTCACCGACCCGAAAGCGAGGAAAACATCCTCGTAGAGCGGCGCCAGCGCCGTATCGGCGATGGAGCCGAGCGTGTCGAGGAAAAAGACGGCGCCGATCATGTTGCCGACGAGCTGCACCGTCATGCTGATGGTTTCGTTGACGCCTGGGGCGGACTTGCCGCCGCCTGTGATCGTCACTGCGGTGGCCGGCTCGCGGCGGTACTTGCCGTTGCGGATCGCGGTGTACTGGCCGTCGCGGAAGACGACCCACGGCTGTCGCGGCGCGGTGCCGAGCCACTTCGACACGGTGTACTCGGCGGGCTCCAGAGGAGACGCAACGACCGTGACGAGATCGTCGATGACGTTGTCGGCGAGCTTCGTGGCCGTGCGCAGCATTCCGCCGAAGATCGTGCCACCGGTCGCGGTGCCATCGAAGACGCCACTTTTGTCCACGATGTCCACGATGAGCTGCCCCGGCTTCATCGGCGCCAGCCACCCCTTCGGCTTCGGGTGCCCGGGAAGCCACCGCCGGGTGGTGATCATCAGCCCGGCGTCGGCGAGGATCGGCCGCGCCAGCTCCATGAAGCTCTTCATGCGGGAGCTGATGATGCACCACTGCGACGAGTCGCCGATGATGCTGCCGGGCTCCACGACGACGGTCCAGTCCCACGGCAGGACGCCTTCCAGCCACGACACGGGGTCGAGCGGGTTGTCTGCGACCTGCCACAGGTTGCCGTGCAGGCGGTACAAGTTGAGCGCCAGCGTCATCTTCAGCGTGGTGATCGCCGGGCCCGCCAGCACGAAGCTCTTCGGGAACTGCGCCGCAGCTGGGGAAAACGGGTTCGGCCAGCAGCGGACATGTTCCAGCTCAGCGATATCATGGAGGAAATCCAGGACGATGACGCGGGTTCCATCATCCAAGAAGCTGTACTCCGCGCCGGTCATCCGCCCGGCCCACTGGGAGTCATCGCGGTCCATAATGACGTGGATGTTCTCGGTCTTGCGGCCGTGGACGTCGAGCGCCCACACCCCGAGATGGTGCGCCTCCGGCAGCGTGATCGTCGCCGTCCCAGCCTCATTGACGCGCCACGTGAACTGGGCGTCGTACTCGCCGGCGACGCGTCCGCGGGCGTTGTAGTCGCCGTCGTAGAGGATCGTCACCGGCATTTGCTGGCGGCGAGCTGCCCGGGCCATTTTCTGGTTGAGGCATGCGTGGTAGATGCCTTCGAGCTGCTTCTCGAAGGCGTCGTCCCACGGGTACTCGGTGGCGCCGGGCACCGTGGTGGTTGGGATCGTCATCTACAGCTCCATCCCGTAGGGGCGTGTCCACTGCATGGGCACGCGTACCTGCACGCCCGAGCCGGCCATGTTCGCCACGCTGCCCCACGCTTCGGCGATGAGCTGCCCCAGCGTCGGAATCGACAATGCGGCTTGCAGCGCGTCAACCCAGTCGCCGACGAAGCTGGGGAGCACCGCTCGAATCGCGGTGTCGATTTCCTGGGCGAGACGCTCCGGGGTCCAGGACAGCACCGTGTCGGGGCCGAGCGGCGCCAAGAGCTCCGTCATCTTCTCCGCCATCGCGACCAAGGCGTCGACGGGGATGTCGAAGGGGATGCCGAGCTGCGCCCACAAGTTCGGCAGCCACGGCAGCGGGTTGACCGCCACTGGGATTTCCGTTGGCGGTGTCCACGGCGGCACCGGGTACACGAACGCCTGTCCGTTCATTCGCGCCCAGAACTGCGACCCGTCCGATGACACGACTTGCTCGGTCATCGGGTCGGTGTCGATCAGCAGGTTCTGGTGCTGATTCTGGTGGGGCATCACGATCCGGCGGTCCCGGTGCTCGTAGCCCGGCCACCCTTCCCGATCCTCGAACGAATGATCGGGAAGAATCAGCGAAGCGGGCCCCACAGAAACGTACTTGACCCATGCTTGGGTATCCGTCGGATTCGTCACTGTGACGAAACCCGTGTAGTGGATTCCGTCGAAACGCCACACGTCCGTGGTGTCCTCCTGGGTCCACATCGGGTTCCCGGCGCGAAGCGACATCGCCATCTCCGTGTGTCCGCCGGCGTGACCGCCCTCCTGCCCGAGCTTGACCTCCGGGGTCTGCGACAGGCGGCAGCGCAGTCGCCGCTCCCCCGAATCCGACCGGACGATGAGCTCCGAGTCCCGCTCGTACGACCACGCCCGGCGCCACAGCGAATCGGTGACCTGCCAGTCCAACCGGTCGTCATCCCAGATCCACAGCTTCAGCTGAAGATCGCGGGCGGCGTACCGGGCGGCCTGGTAGGTCGAGCCGATCTGCGTCGCGCTCGACTTCCAGATGGTCGACACGGGCGGGTCAATCAGCCCATCCGCTTCCGGGGCCAGGACAACTCCTCGGTTGCCACGCCCCGGGCCGGACAGGATCCACTCGGATCCATCGACACCGCGGACGAGAATGCTGATCGGCTTGCGCTGCACAGCTCACCTCCAATCGGTCATCGCAGCGGCCCGAAGCCCTGGGCGTCGCGCCACTGCTGTTCCTTGAATCGACGCCAGGCGGCGTCCTCGTCGCGGTGGTTGAACTCGTAGTGGTTGTTCACCACCCGGGCGTCGCCGTTGGCGACTCCCGCTCCGACGAGCTCGCCCGGTGCGCGCTCGGCAGGCGCCGGGTTCGGGGTGCGGGCCGCGACGACCGGCATCTGATCCGCCGAGCCCGCGGCGTTGGCCGCGCCCTCGGCGAGCGTGTTGATGCCGGCGTGCGCGACGCGGCCCGCAGCGGCCGCGACCTCATCAACAGCCATGCCCGCCCAGCCCTCCGCCATTCCGATAGCCGCAGCCGCGGGGGCCGCGGCGGGGCCGAGCGTTCCGGCCGCCGACTTCGCCATCCCGGCGATGCCGGAGACCCCGGCCTTGCCTGCGGCGGCTCCGGTGTCGATGACGCCGTCGGCGACCATCCCGGCGACGTTGGCGCCGCCGTTGATGGCCTCGAGCAGCGCCCGGTTGTCGCGCACCGCGCCGGCGTTGACGACGTATTCGCCGTTGGACAGCCATGCGCGGATCGCGTCATCGCGGGGGCCGCCTCGTCCGGAGACGTAGCCGCCCGATGCGTAGCCCGGTGCCGAGCCGAAGGTGCCGTACTGGTCCACCAGCTCCTCGGCGCGGCCCATGACGGGCTCGTACCGAGACGGGAACGCGCTGCGCTGCACCTTCTGCGCTGCCGCGCCGCGGCTCATTGACTTCCAGTCGAAGCCGACGAGCTCGCGGAAGAACATCAGCGCCGACTCGAAGGGGCTCATGCGCTGGGCGACGGTGCCCCATGCGCCGTTGTCGCGCTGCTGGAAAATGCCGACCGAGTCGTAGTCCGAGCCGATGCGGTCGTGTCGGAAGTTCAGCGACTCCGGCACCGCCTGATTGGCCCACATCAGGATCGGATCGGACGCCTCGACCAGCGAGGTGCCCGTTCCGATCACCGCGGCCTCGCGATCGAGGCCCTTGGACTGCGCCGCGCGGCTGATCTCCCGGACGAAGAACGGCATTCCCCAGTCCGGGCCTGCCGGCGCCGGTTCCGGGGCCGGCGGGGCGGCGTCCGACAGACCGGCGAGGTCACCGGCAGCGTCGCCAGCGGTCGACGTCGCCGTGGTGGAGGTTCCGGACGCTTCCGCGCCGACGACCTCCTGGGAGGCCGCGTTGTCGCGCTCCTCCACGGCGATACCGACCGACCGCAGTGCCTGGAGCAGCGGCGGAATCTCGTCGGGCACGCCGAAGACGCTCAGCGCGTCCTTGACCTGCCCCGACACGATTGCCTTCGCCGACGATCCAGCGAGCTCCGACCACGTCGTTGGCGCGGACTCAGCCACAGCAGCCGGGCCCGCGCCGACGTCGGGGTTGGAGCCCGACGCGCCGGAGCCACCCGTGGTGGACGTGGCGTCGTCTACGGCCGGCATGCCCGACAGGTCACCGATGGCGGACGTCGCCGCGGCTTCCTGCGCTGACGACGTGGGAATCCAGCCCCAGTGGTCGAACTGCGGGTGATCCCACGCCACGGCGCCGCCACCGATCGCGCCGCCACCGTTGCCACCGCCCATCTCGACGTTCGTGCCGTCCGGCAGGGTGCCGGAGGTGTGGGCCATCGCCCCGTGGTTGTTCCAGCCCATGCGGAAGGACCCCTCGGGGCCCTTGCCGATGTGCCCACCGTTGGAGCGGATGTACTGCTCCTGAGAGTGCGTCGAGAACGCGCGGGGGCCGATCGGGTTTTTGCCGATCGTGAAGTCGAAGATTCGACCCTGCGTCGAGGAGCAGTCGCCCCACGCGCCCGGCCCCGGGCTGTTGGTGTAGGGCGCGCCTTGTAGGGAGCGGTCCATCGCGATGCCCGCGACGTGTTCGCCCTCCACGAAGCGACGTACCTCCGACGCCGTGCGCACCCCGCCGTCGGCGAACGCTTGCACCGCGCCACGTGCCGGGCCGAGGCTGCCCCGGTAGGTCGACTCGACCGGCGCTCCGGTGCGCTTGTCGACCAGGCCCATGCCGAAAATGTCGGCGGTCTGGGCGAGGATCGCCGTCGACCGAGTGCGCTTCGTCGGGTGCAGCGGGATGTACGCCTCGCCACCGGTTTCGTCCTCGGCCCACACGCGCCACGCCCCTGCCGGGGCGATCTGGGCGACGTGGTTCTCCTTGCGGCGGCCGCCGTTGGCGTACGACTCGAGCTGGGCGATGCCGCCCTGGGCGTAGGCGGTGATCCCGCCGTCAGCGTAGCCCACGATGCCTCCACCGGACAGACCGATGAGCGAGCCGATGGCGGAGAAGTTCAGCGTGTTGGAGATCCAGGACTTCACGCTGCTCCACGCGGCCTTCATGCCTTCCCACAGGCCGTTGAGGATGCGTCGGCCCGCGTTGACCAGCCAGCTTCCGGCGTCGGAGAAAACGTTCTTCACCTTGCCGGGGATTTCGCTGACCCTCGCCAGCACATCTCCGACCGCGCCAGCGACCTGGCCGGGCAGGGGGGCGACGTGGTTGTTCCAGAAGTCCGCGACGGACTGGCCCATGTCGCGGAACCAGTCCATGACGGAACTCCACAGGTCAGAGAAGAATTGCTTGACCGAGGAGATCGCGTCACCGACCTGGCCGGGCAGCGGCGCGATGTGCTCGTTCCACCACCCGGAGATGGACGCACCCATCTCGGCGAACCACGCGACGACATTGGCCTTCAGGTCGGAGAACCATTGCTTGACGCCGTTGACCGCGCCCATGACCCAGCCGGGCAGGGACACGATGACGTAGACCAGGCCCATGATTACGCCGACGACGATGCCGATGATCGCGACCACCGCGGTGATCGCCAGGATGATCGGGCCGAGGAGCAGCGCGGCCAGGGCGATGAGCGCTGGCTTGATCAGCGGCTCCCACATTTCGGTGACGAAGGCGCCGAAGCGCTGTTTGAGCTCGTCCCACTTCTGCTTGAAGGCGTCGACCACGGGGGCGATGTGGGCGTCGTAGGTTTCACGCAGGGCCGTCGTGAAGGTGTTCCACTTCTCCTTGATCGAGTCGATGATCGGCTCGACGGCGGCCTTGAGCTGGCCCCACTTCTCCTTGAAAAAGTCGAGGACGGGGACGATGTTCTCGTTGTACTTGGAGCTGACGGCGTCGGTGTACTCCGACCACATCGTCTTGAGGAAGCCGATCGCCTCGCCTGCGCCGTCCTTGAGGCTGATGAAGCCGTCGCGGATGCCCAGGATGATTCCGACGATCGGGCTGTCTTCCTCGATGCCGAAGGCGTCGCGCAGCGCGCCGGAGAAGTCGCCGTCCACGATGAGGGACTTCAGGCCGGAGAAGGCGTCGCTGATCCAGCCGAAGAAGCCGGCCAGCTTGTCCCAGACCCACTGGGCGCCGGAGGCGATGCCGTCCCAGACGGGTTGGATCGCCTGCAGCCCGGCGGCGAAGGCGGCCTTGATCCGCTCCCACGCCGAGCTCATGGCGTCGGTGAAGCGGGCCCACAGCTCGCGGCCCTTCTCTGTCTTCGTGAAGAAGGCCCACAGGGCGACGCCGAGGGCCACGACGACGCCGATGATCGCGCCGATGACATTGGCCTTCATCGCCATGTTCAGGGCGATCTGGGCGACGGTCTGCCCCTTCGTCGCCAGCTGCCACGCCTTGAACGCGGCGACCATCGCGCGGACCTTCCCGGCGATGAGGGCGCCCGCAGCGGCGACCTTGACGGCGATGAGCGAGCCGACCAGGCCCGACGCGGCGACGCCAAGGGCGATCATCACGGTCTTCGAGCCCAGCAGGCCCGAGAAGAATCCCGAAATCGCAGGCTGAATCGTCTTGAGACTCGCCGTGAGGAACTCGATGCCCTTCGTCAACGGGCCGATGAACGGCTCGATGATGCCCGCCGACAGATTCGCGAACGCGGTCTTGGCGTTGGCCATCTTCGCCGGCAGCGTCTCGCCCATCGCGGCGGCGTAGTCGCCCATGCCGCCGTTGATGGCGCCCACCAGGTCCTCGAAGCTGATCTTGCCTTCGGAGGCGAGCTTGCGGACTTCGGCGACGGACTTGCCGGTGGACTCCGACAGGTACTGCGCGGCGTTGACGCCCGCGTCGGAGAGCTGGTTGAGCACGCCGGCGTCGATCTTGCCGCTGGCGGCGACCTGCTGCATGATGCGGCCGACGTCGATGCCCGTGCCCTGCGCGGCCGCCGACAGGTTGGTGAATGCTTGGATCGCGTCGTCCATCGGCGCGCCGATTTCGACGCCCGCCTGCGCGAACATGGCGCTGTACTTGGCGGCGTCGGCGAGCGACACGGATGTGCCGGTGACCTGCTCGGACAGGCGCGCCATTTGCGCTTCGGTCTGCTCGGCGGTCAAGCCGATCGCCTGGAAATTGACCTCGGCGCGCTGGACGTTCATCAGGCGGTCGAAGCCCGACGACAGGAAGCTGGTCGCGCCCTGCACACCGATGAACGCACCGGCGGCGATGGCGGCCTTACCGGCGATGCCGCCGAGGTTGGTCATCAGGCCCCGGGACGGCCCGGACGTCGACGTCATGTCGTTGCCCATGCCGCGGATCTTGCGGCCCGCGGCGGCGGCTTCGGTGCCGGTTCGCTTCTCGGCGTTGGCGACGTCGGCCTGCACGGCCTTGAGGTGGGTGGACTTCGCCCGCACCTGGTCATTGGCCGTCGCCAGCTGCGCCTTCGCCTTGATCGAATTGCCTTCGGCGGTGGCGAGCTGATTGGTCGAGGTGATCAGCTGCTTGCGGGCCTGCTCCAGCTCCCGCTCGGCCTGCTTGACCTCGCGCGAGCCGTTGCCGTGGTCCATCTTCGCCAGGGCGAGTTGCACCTCGGCGGTTTCGGCCTTCTGCGCCGCGGCGGACGCCTTGTCCTTGGCTTCCGACTCGCGCAGCTCGGCGGTCCGGACGTCGCCGGAGGCCTTCGCCGCGCGGGTCTTCGCCGCCGCGAGACGGTCCTCGGAGTTGGCCAGCGAGATAGACGACGTCGCGCCGCCTTCCTGCGCGGAGGTGAGGTCTCGCTGCCACCGGGTGACCTGCTGCGTCGCGTCGCCTTGGCGGCGCTTTGCGTTGGCCACGCGGTTTTCGGCGGCTTCCAGCTGCGACGCGGTTGCCTTCCCCGACGACCGCAGCGCGTCAAGCTTCTTCTCCTCGGCGAGGACGCGCGCGGCGGCCTCCGCCTCGGCCTTGCGGGCAGTGCCCAGCTTGGTGGAGACCTGCTCGATGGTCTTCGCCTGGGACTTGAGCCCATCGGCGGCGGCCTTGCCGGCCTGCTCGCCGCCCTTGCGGAAGCCGTCTTCGAGCCGCTTCCCGCCCGCCTGGGCGGCCTGGTTGGCCGCCTGGTCGACGGACTTCATGAAGCCGCGGACTTCGGCGTTGACGCCGATCCACACGGTATCTCCGGCCATGCTGGGACACCCCCTGATCTAGTGCATTGGGCTGACGCCCATGGATTCCAGGTAGGCCATGACCTCCCCGTGGCTTCGGTCGCCGAGCGAGCCGAACTTCTTTCCGCCGCCGCCCTCGGGTTCGACCCACGGGAACTTCGGCATGCCGTCGTAGACGTCCTTGCCGGTGGCCTTCTCCCCCATTAGCGCCTGCGCGACGCGGGTGAGCGCCCACTGCGACGCCCACCTGGTGCTGTCGGCCAGGGTGAAGGGGCGGTCATCGGTGAGGTGCCAGCGGGTGGCCGCGTCCTGCGGCAGGTAGGTCAGAAGCACGCGGAGTTTCCGCAGCGTGACCTGCCCTCGCCAGAACCCGGCCATGACGTCCCACCCGTAGTGAGCCTCTAGTGCTGCTTCCGCCGCTTCCGCGCCGCCATGCGCCGCGAGGAGCGATTTCCACGAGTAGGGTTTCCGTCCTCCATGTAGCCGGTGACGGACTCGCGGTAGGCGTTGACGACCTGGCCGAACAGGGCGCCGGAGCCGCCGGCGTCGAGGAAGCGCTCGTACTCCTCCTCGCCCATGAGCAGCAGGCCGACCTCGGTGTTGGAGTCGGCGACCTCTTCGAGCTCGTCGGCGACGTCGTCGGGCAGGGCCACCGGGTCCATGAAGGAGAATTCGAGGCGCTCGCCCTTCTTCGGGCCGTCCTTGGCGGTGAAGCCGAAGGGGACGCGGCCGTCGGCGACGCCGGTGGCCTCTTCGCGCTGGGCGACAATCTGGTCGAGATCGAGCATGGGTGTGTACCTCTTTCGGGTAGAAGGTGTGAAAAGGGGGCCGGTGATTGAGGGCGCGAACCGGCAACCGCCCGAGGGCGCGCGGCTACGGCGCGGCGTTGGAGATGGTGAGCGTGACCTTCTTCTCCGCCGCGTTGTCGGCCAGGTCCTCGACGCGCAGCGTCAGGGCGGTTTTGCCCGCGGCGGTCGGGGTGCCGGAGATCGTGCCGTCCGTGGACAGCGACAGGCCGTCCGGCAGCGCGGTTCCACCAGCGATCTCCCACAGCGCGGAGCCGACGCCGCCGGAGGCAACGAGCTTCGCGGTGTACGGCGTGCCGACGGTGCCCGCCGGCAGGGCGGTAGTGGCGATGGACAGGGCACCGCCGCCGGTCTCGGAGCCAACGGCGCCAGACTCGTCCCAGGACTCGGAGAAGTACCAGCGCGACTGCTTGCCAGCGATGGTCTGGTCGTCCGGGTACTCCGACGCGTCGGCCGGGTACGCGGTGATGGTGACCTCGAGGCCGATGATCTCGTCGGACTTGAAGGTCACAGAGCCACGCTCGGTGAGCTGGGCGTTGGGCAGGATGATGCGGGCGGCGTCGTCGCCGTCGACCACGTCGACCACGAAAAGCTTGCGGTCGAACTTCGGCTTGCCGCCGACGTCGATGTACCAGCCGCCCTGTCCGTCCTCCTGGACCTCGCCGCCGAGGAAGAACGACAGATTCTTGCGGGAGGTCTGCCACAGGACGAACTTGATCGCCGTGATGGACTTGGTGATCTCGCGGCGGATCGGCGCGATCTCCTGGAACGGGATGAACTCGGTCGCGTCCTCATCGAAGCTGACTTCGATGCCGTCGGGGCCGATGTAGCCCATGTTGGTGAAGATGCCGTCATCGAAGGACGGCTCCATGCGGGGGACGGGCGAGCCGAGGTCGGCGTAGCGGACGGCGCCGGTCGTGCCGACGTGGGCCAGCGCGGCGGCGAAGCCGTCGAGGGTGTTCTGCAGGGCCATGAGGCTTGCTCCTTACGAGAAAAGCCCCGACCGGCGACCGGCGGGGCTGGATGATGTGGTGGTTGGCGCTAGGTGCGCGCGGTGAATCGGAACTCGGCGCCGACGCGCTTGAGCTTCGGGTTCATGTCGGGGCGCGGGTGCCACGTCGACGGGCACCGCGTGCGCGTGATCGGGACGTGCCGACGGTTCGGCAAGTCGGACAGGGTTGCCTTGACCTGATCGCGCACCGCTTTCGTGGCGATGCGCGACGGACCGTGGATATCGACGTCGAGGACGTGATCCGCAATGAGCGGCGCATGCCCTCCCCACGGTGCGACTTCCTCGCCGGGCAGCTCGTCCACGACGACGTAGACCTGGCGAGGGTCGAGCTGCTCTGCCGGTGGCAGGACGTCGCCGACCCACGTGCCGTCGAGGTCGGCGCGCAGCTCGGCCCACACGTGCTGGAGCACATCGAGGGTGTCGGTCATCGTCTGGAACCTCCCGCCGCGCGGCGCAGCGTCTTGCGCGCCGCGGTGGTGGAGTCGCCGTATTCGCCGGCGACGTCGGTGGACTCGACGTTGTAGATCGCGCGCCCGGAGGGGACGTGGACTCGGCGGACAGTGATCATCGCGTTGCCGCCTTCGGCGGCGTCGATGGCGCGGGCCTTCGCGGCGATGTTCACCGCCTTCTGCTCGACCTTGGCGAGCACCGAGGGCATGGACATGACCTCCTGGAAGATCGCGTCGTAGTCGATCTCGTTGCGGACGTCAGCCACGGGCCACCTCCACGTCGATTTCGGAGTGCCGCATCGAGGTGTGCTCCCACGTGCCCGGATTGCCGACGACGTCGAGGTCGTCGGCCATGCCCTCCACGCGGATGCGGTCAAGGTCGCCGAGGGGGATGACGTGCCCGGGCGGGGAGATCACGCGCCATCCGACCTGGATGAAAACGCGGCGCCCGTCGTCGGTGTCCTCGGTGGTCATCCTCGGCTGCACCTCGACGCCGAAGGGCACCTCGGTGACGGTCGCGGTTGCCCAGTCGGGCACCGTGACGCCGCTGTAGCCGTCGGTAGTGGTGCCCGGGGTGACAATGGAGATTCGACGGTCATACATCAGCGGCCCCCTTTCACCAGCGGTACCTGGGCTCGTACTCGGACAGGGGTTCCTCGCCGCGCCACCCGAAGGCGTAGCTGGCGCCGGGCATGGCCGGAAGGCCGAGCAGTTCGAGGTGCCCGGCCAGCAGTTGCAGCGTGACCTGGGGATTGAGCATCGACGCGGATTCGGACACCGCGCCGACGGTCGTGGCCCACTGCGTCTTGCCGCGCTGCTCCATCGGGACGGCCAGCGCGTTGAAGACCATGTCGAGGCTGACCCAACGGGCCACAGCGCGGGTTTCCTCGTCATCGACGGCGACGCGCCGGCGGATGAGGATCCCGGCCATTTCGAGCAGCTTTCCCGCCCTCGCCTTTTCAGGGGCGGTGAGCGGGCGCCACTCGGCTTCGAGGTCTGCGACCTCGGCGTAGGTCTCCATGCGGGCCTCCCTTGGGTGCGGTGCTTAGGCCTGGGCGGTGGCGGCGATGAGCTGCGCGCGCGTCAGATCCTCGGCGGAGGACGGGTCCATGCCGAGGGCGACGGCGTACGCGACCCACTCGGCCTTGCTGGCGGTCTGGCGGGGACGCTCCGGCGCGGGTTCCGCCTCGGCGTCGACCGGCTCGTCGGCGTCCACCTTCACCTCGGCCTTGGCCTTGGGCGTGGGCTTGGCCTGCTTCGGCTCCGGCTCGGCGTCAACGTCGACGCCGGCCTTCGCCCGCACGAGCCACAACCCGGTGTCCGCGTCGACGTCCACGACGTCACCGCGGTAGCGGCGCACGTACTCGCCGTCGACGCGCTGATCCCAGCGGCCGACGGTCAGGCGGACACGCATTACGCCGTCACCCCGGTGATGGTGAGCACCGACTTCGGCTCATCGACGGCGATGATGCGCTTGCGCACCGCGTCGGAGCGCCACGACATCATCGGGCCGCCCATGCCGGACTCGCCGCCTTCCTGGTACAGCGGCGTCATCTGCAGCGGGATGGTGTCCGAGCGGAAACCGGCGACGCCGGATTCGAGGACGATGGCCTTCGTCGGGTCCATGAACCGCGACGTCGCGACGGTCAGGCCGAAGATCGTCTTCGGGTGCACGCCGGTGTACAGCGGATTCTCGGCGGCGTTGTCACCGACGTAGAACTTCTGCACCTGCTCGTTGCGCAGCAGCGCGGTCAGCGTGACCGGCGCCAGCACGAGGGTGTTCGGGTTGTAGCCGAACACCTCGTCGTCCTTGGCGTTGTCCGGCTTCGCCGCCTGGATCTGCTCGATCGCGTCGAGGACGTCCTTCGCCGGGTCGCCGGCGCCGCCGGACCAGGCGGCAGTCGCCGCGGCGGTCGGGGTTTCGGCGGCGGCGAACGCGGCCAGCGACGCGCGGACGCCGGAGCGGATCATGGTGTTCTGCAGCGCGGTCTGCTGCTTGCTCACCATGTCGAGGCGGTTCTCGTGGCGCTGCTCGTAGGACACGCGGATACCCATCGCGACCTTCTGGCCGATGACGGTGCGCACCTTGCCGAGGTTCAGCCCGGACACCGGGATCTCGCCGAACTCGGCGACGACCTCGGCGTCGTCGGCGAGAAACGGCGACGCCGCCTCGCGGAACGCCGCGACGCCGGAGTCGTTGGAACCGGCGTTGCGGAAGAGCAGGTCCTCGAGGAACGCGCCGTCGAGGTTCTGGATGGTGCGCTCGGCGATCCACTTGGGATCCTTGATCAGCGAGTCGACGGTGATCGGGTCACCGTCGTACGCGGAGGTGATGATGTTGCCCATTGGTCCTCCTTGGAATTGGGCATGAAAAAACACCCCGGAGGCCGGTTGGCCTGGGGTGTTGCTTCAGCTGACGGTGGTTTAGGCGTCGAGGCGCAGGTGCACTCGGACGGTGGACGGGGCGTCGCCCGGGGTGGCGACGATGACGCCGGCCTTAACGGTGCCGGTGTTGGAGACCTTGCCGTCGGCGGCGGCGTAGACCGTCGCGCCGAGGGTCAGGCCGGTCGCGCCGTCGGCGACGGCCAGCGGCACGACGCCGCCGATGTGGACGGCGACGACGGACGGGGCGGTGATCGCGAGGTTGTTGGCCTCGCGGGCGGTGTCCGGTGCGGCGTTTTCGGTGACGGCACCGAAGACGACACCGCCGGCGCCGGCGTGCGAGACGCCGTTCTCGCCGAGGGCAACCAGGCGGTGCTTCTTGACGGCGGCGGCGGCCTTCTGGGTCACCGGGCCGGAGCGGAAAGTGGGATTCGACATGAGTGCTTCTCCTTAGGTGGTGGGGCGGCCGAACATGCCGGCACGGTCGGCGGCGGCCGACAGCTTCGCGCCGTCGTCGTCCTCGTCGGTGCCGAGGCCATGTCCGACCTCACGGCCCGCCATGGTCACCAGCGGCTCCATGGAGTCGAGATCGTCGGCGGTGAGCAGGCCCTTCTCCATCTGGGTCAGGGCCGCGTCACGGCGGGCGGGCATGAGCTTGCCCGCGGCGATTGCGTCGCCGACCGCGCGTTCGCGGGCGTCGCGGACGAGCTTGTCGCGCTCGGCGCGCTCGGCGGCCAGCGCATGCTTGTCGACCACGGCCAGGCCCAGCTGGTCGGCGGCGGCGTGGATGGTCGACGCGGCGACCGGCGCGGCCGGGGCCTTGCCCTTGCCGTCGTCGGACTCCTCGTCGTCGGTCTTCTTCTCCGCGTCCTTGGCCATGGTCTCCACGGCCTTGACGATCGCGTCGGCGTCAGCGCCTTCGTCCAGGCCCAGCGCCTTGACCAGCGCGGCGGCCTGCTCTTCGGTGAACTCCATCGGGCGTTCCTCCTTCTCGGCCGCCGCAGCGACCGACTTGTACTCGCGGCCACGGGATTCCGCGGCCGATTCCCACCGGGCGTCCGGGGTGCGCGTCGACGCGGCGACGTACTCACGTCGTACCGTCTCCGGTTCCCCCCACTCGATGGCGTCGTCGTCTCCGACGGCGTAGGCGACCTTGTGCAGCTCGCCAGTGGTGTCGTCCATGGCGATAATCTCCGGCGGAGAGAGGAAGAGCTCCTCAATCCACCAGAAGTCGTCAGCGCCGGGACCCTGCTCGTAGAAGTCGCGCCGCACGTCCTCGACGGACGCCGACGCGATGATCTTGTCGGGCATGATTGCCACCTCTCCTGCCGCCGGGCCATCTCGCCCGGCGGCGACGTCGTACAGGGCGGCCACGTCGCGCAGCGTCGACAGCGTGCCGACCGCCGGCGGGGACACACCCAGCAGTGCCAGGCCGGTCAGGGCGAATTCGTGCACCATGCCGGTCTGGTCTCGGTAGTTGAATGAGCCCTCGATCGAGCGGTTCGGGTACGCCGACGGCAGAATGTCCGCCAGCCACGCGGGCAAGCCACGCAGGTCGCCGACGAGCGTTGAGCCGTCCTGCGAGAGCCGCAGGTTGTCCACGAAGCCGACGGCAGGTTCACCGTCGAAGCGGGGGTCGACATGGCCGAGCTTGATCACCGGCCGTCCGACCGCCGACGACTGCGCAGCGCGCACCGCCGCGGCAAGGACTTCCGGCGTCGCGGTGAACGGGCCCGTCGACGCGGGCCACTCCCCGACCTTCAGCAACTCGACGTCGGGGACGTCACGCAGGATCGGCCGATTCGGGGCCGTTGGTGTTTCCGGCATCGTCTCCACCTCCTTGGTCAGGTGTCCACGGGGTTTCCGGCGGCGGGGTGTCCTTCGCCGGTGCACCCATCTCGCGGCGCAGCCATTCCTCGATGCCTCGATCCGGCCGGATCAGTCCGGCGTCGGCCAGCGTCCGCAGCGCGTTGGCGACCTCCACCGACGTCGACCGCATGTCATCGAAGACGATGCGCGGCGCCGGGACGTCCTCGCCGAAATTCCAGTCCACGAGATCGTTGACGATGTGCTCGTTGGCGACGTCGGCGATCGCGTCGGCGGTCGCGGCCAGCGACGTGGTGAACAGGTCGCCCTGCGTCGTCGCCAGCGCGTAACTGCCGCCCTTGCCGTCGAGGTTGAGGAAATGCGCCAGACCGGTCTTGCCGATCATCGCGTCGTGATACTCGATCGCGCCGCGCGGGTCAGGCAGCTGGCCGGTCACGCCGAGCAGCTGCAGCTTCGAATCGAAGGGCAGCGACACGCCGGACTGGTCGCCGGCGGCGTAGGCCTGGGCCATGGCGCGGCCCTTTTCGATCTGCTCATCCGACGCGTTCGGCGGGTTGATGTACACGGGCACTCCCATGCCGTTGCGCTCGTGGGTGACGGCCTCGACCTTGAGCAGCCGATCGCGCAGCATCCAGTGCTTGAACGCCGGCCGCAGCAGCGATTCGCCCGTCCAGTCCGCGCCCTCGCGGTCGTTGACGTAGGCGACGAGCCGGGTGACCGGGATGATCGTCCGGCCGCTGGACCGCGTGGGTCGGATCAAGTTCCCTCCGGTCGGGGCCTTCTGCTCGATGGCGATCAAACCACCGTCGCGGGCGACCTGAATGTCGGCCAGCGACTTCGGCATGCGGGGCGCGAGCTTGCGCAGCCCCCACCGGCCCTGGTCGTCCATCTCCACGACCTGCTCGAAGTACATCGCCCCGTACGGCAGCATCCACAGCGCCATCCGGAGGTGCTCCGGCCAGGAGAACCGACGGGACCGCCGAGGAAGCGCGTCCTTGGCCTCTTCGCCGATGATCGGCAGGCCGAGCTGGCGGGCAACGAACTCGGTGACCTCATCAGGGGCGCCGGCCGGGTCGATGCGCCACGGCGTCGCACGGATCGGCAGGGTCACCGCCTTGAGCAGCGACGCGACCGACGAGTCCTTGCGCATCTCCGCGTACGTATCGAGGCACTGGGGCCACCGGAGCTCGTCCACGTGCTCCTCATCGACGCCGCGGATCGATTCCTCCGATCCGGCGTGGACGTAGCCGATCTCCTTCGGCGCAGGCGCTTGCGTCTCATCCGCCATGCTCCACCTCCATCACCAGCTCATGCCCAGCGCCGACCCTCGTGGCACCGCGAAGTCTCGCGGCGCCGACGACGTCGTCGTCTGCTGTGCTTGGAATCCGATAGCAGCCGGTGGAATCTCCACCTCTGCCGTGTACTCCCCCAGCCCCCATGCCGCGTACGTCGCGGCAACCAGCGGCGAAATGTCCCCCTCGGACATGGTCTCCGACCAGGCCACCGACGCCCCCGAGTCGAAGGCCTTCGTCACCGCGACGGCGACGGCCTCATCGAGGCGCTGGTCCCCGCCGTGGGTCACCGTCCCGTCGGACACCCGCTTGAGGATCTCCGCCGTCGACAGCTTCATCTGCGGGAAGGTCATCATCTCCGGTTCGACGCCCGCGTCGATCAACGCACGCTCGAGCACCGCCGCGGGCGAGTTGCGCGGGATGACGATGGCCACCGGGTCGCCGGATTCGACTGCGGCCTTGATGAAGGCGACCATCTGCGCGACGGTCGCTTCGGCGTGTCGGCCGATCTCGACGTGCACGCCCCGGGTGGTCTTCACCGCGGCGGCGACCGTCCACAGGTCGGAGCCGGGGCTGACGTTGATCGCCAGGCACGCCTGGCCGGTCGAGGCGGGCTCGGCCCACCGAAGCTCCGCCCACCGCTCCGGCGTGATCGCCGGTTCAACCTCTTCGAGGTCATCGACGCGCTGGCACAGGTTCTCGGTGCGGAACTCCGGCTCGGACTTCGCCTCGAACTCGGCTTGGATATCGCGGACGGTCATGCGGCCGTGCCCCAGGTCGGGGTTAGCCTGCGCCCAGCCGCGGCGGTCATCGACGGCGAGGTCGGGGTCAGCGGACCATTCGAAAAGCCCCACGGTCGCCTCCGTTCCCCCGGCGTCGATGTTGGCCAGCGCGCCGTCGCGCAGCGAGTTGAGCACCACCGACCGCCAGTCGCCGGCATTGGACGCCGTGAGGTTCAGGCCGAACACCGGCGACAGCGTCGTGGACGACAGCGCCGCCCAGCCCTCCCAGGTCTTGTGCTCTCGCAACTCGTCCATGAACAACAGGTTCACGGTCTTGCCGCGCCCGGCCTTCCGGTCAAGCCCGGCGATGCGGTACGCGCCCCACTTCGAGCGCAGCGCCTCCGAGCCGTTGTTGAACGTCGTGCGCTTCATGCGCTTGTTCAGTCCGGGGTGCTCTTCGCATTCGAGGACGATCTCCTCCCACAGCTCCTTGGCGTCGTTCTTCGTCTGCGCGGCGCCGAGGATGTACTTCAGGCGCTGGCGGAACAGCGCCCACTTGATGACGACCTTGACGACGTGAGTCTTGCCGTTCTGGCGGGCGACCATGAGCAGCACCGTCTTGAACCGCGGTACCTGCTCGTCCCACAGGTCAGGGCGATCCGGGTACAGCGCCTGCTTCGCGGCCAGCGTCATCAACTCGAAGGCGTGGATGACGAACCACTGCTGCCACGGCGTCAGGGGCTCGCGGAGGATCTCCTTGGCGAACCATACGATGTCGAATCCGAGTGAGGTCTCGGGGGTCAATTCGACCAGCGGCGGGGTGAATACTCGCGGCTCGCGGGACCCGATCAGTGCCGCGGCCACCGTCACCACTCATCGTTGTCTTCGCCCGAGTCGAGGTTGAGCTTCTGCCGGCCCTCGGGGTTGAGCCCGAGGGAGGTCAACACCTTGTGCAGGGTCGGCATGGGGCCGAAGCTGGTTTTCTCGAAGGCAGCGGGGTCGCCGGAGTCGCGGGCGTTGTCGATGATCTCGGCGAGCTGCAGTGCGAGCTCGACGGCGGCGTCGTCGGTGATCTCCAGGTGGTCGGCGGCTTCGATGGCTTCGAGGACGTGGGCGCGCATGCGGCCGGTGACCGGTTCCGATTCGATGTGTTCGGCTTCAACCCAGCCTTGAACGTCGTTCATTGGTGAACCTCCTTCACGCGCGCGCGAGCCCCCGGTTCAGCGTCGGGAGAGAGAGCTTGGC